AGTTAGAACAATAATGCTTAAATATATCAAACTCAGTAATCTTAGAAAGGATAGTATCACGATGTAAAATATCTTCTGTGTTCCGAATTTGTATAGCCATGTTATTGAAAAATAAAAAGAGGAGCTACAAATATAGCCCCCCTTTTAATAAATAAAACAAAAACAAAACAAATTACCACGGAGCGTCGCCGCTTGCGGTCATCGGATCTTCTTCCTCAACATCATCCATAAGGTTGTTGTCAGGAGTAATAATTTGAGGTGTGTACTTACTTAGTTCTAGAGTAGGGTTAAACTCTGCATTGAAAGAACCATAGTCTCCATTCAATTCTTTGATAAACAAATCATCTCTCTGAGGCTTAAGTCTTCCAAAGTGTTTAGTGTAAGCTTGTTGATACTTACCATCTTTAACACCAAACAATACTCTAACTCTGTTCTCAGACAATGCATTTACCAACTGCTTCAACTCTGATACATCACCGGCAACAATCTTATCAATTGTTTCCAAGTAACAATCACCATCTCCAGCTACGTTAGCCCATGCTTTGATGAAAGACAAAAGAACGTCTTCTCCTACATAAGCTTTACGCTCTCCTTCTGCCTTGTACCAATCGTACTTTTGAGAAGGATTGCTTTCTGCCCATGTAATCTGTGCACGATTGTTTGTCCACATATACTTGTCTCCTGCTTTAGATACTCTGTGCTTAGGCTGCACTAGAATTTCTACACGAGTTAACATATCCGGATTCTCATGCTTAACCCAGAAAGAGATCTTGTTGTACTCTTCATCTGAGAATGCTACAGAATACGAAGGCTCTTCTTTAAGTTTAACACCAATCTCTTCTAGCTCATCCTTAGTAGGATTAACAGCTACTACTTGAACTGGAGCAACCCCTGTAAACAAGGATACGCCACCAGCTACTTCTTCATTTGAATTATTTGCTGAAATTGCCATTCAATTAATCGTTTAGATAGTTATCAAATTCGTTATCTTCTCCACCTGTGTGAGACATTTCTGTTTGAGTAGTCTCTTCTTTCTCCTCAATCAAATCTGTACTAGCTACAGTGCTCTCTGCCATAGACTCTGCTACTTCAGGAGTAGTATCATCTACCAAAGTAAAGCTCAACACTTTAGCTTTCTTAGGTCGCTTACCTTTCAAAGAAGGGTGCTGGAACATAATCCCAACTTCTTTCTTTGTGATGCTGTACTTAATTGCAATCCCATCTCGATCAATACCTGCATCAAGATCAGCAAGAATTTGAGAGATAGTAATTGTTGGAGGAGTTGGTTGAGCTTTAACTTCAACTGTGTTTGTTACATTTGCGTCAATAGACATTTTAAATAAAATTTTAGGGGTTAATCAATAAATATTTTGCTCCAATCGAGCTCCATTACTTGACCTTTAAGATGGTCACATCTTGATCCTGCGGTAATATCATTAGTAGAATCAAAGCTAATCATTGTAGCATCTCCTTCTCTAAATACATATCCAATAGCATCTGCATTTGCACATGTAATACCACGAATCTTGCCTGTCAAATCAAGATCTTTGGAGGTAACTTCTTTACCTTTCTTTTCCAGGACTTTGTCTTTTAAGTGACCGATTAAGATCACATGGTCAGCTAACTTATTAAGTCTGTCCAACCACTTCTTATAAGCTAATCGCAAATACAAGTATCCTCCACCGTTAGGGAGAGAAAGAACTGACAACCCTTGTTTATCTTTGTCAAAGTTCTTACCCATAGGTGTGCTCTGATAGAGTACCTTAGCCTCTGATTCACACCATGCTTCGAGTTGAGTTACCGTATCTACAGCAATGTACTTATAAGGTTTACCTTCAGCGATAATAGCTTTTCCAATTTGAGATAACTCTCTCAAAGAGTTAGCTTTAATCTTCAAAGCATCCACCATATCAGAACCTTCTTCTAGGTCAATAATTAAACAGCCTTCTAATTTTGCTAAAGCTGTAGTTTTCCCAATCTTGGGCGGACCGTATATTACAATGTTCTTCGGTGACTTTCTAGTCGCCATTACTTTTTCTTTAGGTAGTTCCATTTAATGCTCTTTCATTGATTGTAAATGTTGATAAATCTGTTTGAAAAGGAATCATGCCTAGAAGGCCGTCCCTATTTTTCTCGATGTGCACAGCCAATAATCCCATGGGATCTTCTCCACAATATGGATCAGTAATCCCATACAAATCATATGGTCTTTGCAACATCATCACCACGTGAGCATCTTGCCCAATAGAATCACCACCAAACAAATCTGTTAAGAGAGGTTGATATTGATTCTTAGCTCGATGCTCTAGCTCGATATTCCTGTTCAGTTGGGACAGAAGAATAGTAACACTACCCATTTTAGCTTGCATCCACATACACGATTTAGATAAGGTGTTAAGTTTCTGCAATTCTAATTCCTCCTTACCTAGTACAAGCCGAGAGTGGTCAATCAAATTAATGATTAACTTATTCGGATGGCGCATAAAGATTTTCTCATTGATCTTCTTTATGGCTTCCATGTTCTGAGGTACAGAGCAAAAGAATATTGGGTAGTCTTTGTACTTCTGTGTAGCATCTACGTACGCTTTAAATTTTTCTTCTGATAGTTTATGCTCTACTGATAGTAGTTCGAATGTTTGAAGCTTGGTGTCTTTCGATCCAGCACGTAATATCTGCTGCTCTCCAGGCATCTCAAAACTCCAATAGACTACAACTACATTTTTCGAAGCATTCTCATCAAGTAAGTCAAAGATTAGCTGATTACTAAATGCACTTTTCCCAACGCCAGGTCTACCGGCTATAACATACATTTTACCTGGTTGTAAACCTCCCATCAAATTCTTATTCAATCGTTTCCATTTAGTAGGAAGAACTTTACGTTCTCCTTTCATACCAAGTTTAACTTGTTGAATAGATTTTTCTACAGACTTTGAAATGTGTCTGAGCATTGAAAGGTCATAACTGTCTTGTGATCCTGATGGATCTGGATTCTGTGTTTGATTCATCTAAGCCTATATATTTTTCCCAAGTGTGATTATTAACCCAAGTAGTTAGCTGTTGCATGTACTCAAGTTGATCGCCTTTACGGCGTATATCTAACTCGGTTTGTAAAGCTTTGATGACCTCGTTATGTTTGTGTATGTTACCTCCAACATACTTTTGATAACGAAGACGTGCTTTCTCGTTGGCCTTTGCCATAGCGTCTTTAGCACGTAAAACTCGAACACCTGTTTTTGAATTTACTTTAAGAGGAAAATGGGACAAGAGTCCATGCCACATTTGTAAGAAAGGAGTACTGAATGTTTCAGTAAACGCTGGTCTAACTACATGACTTTGAACATCTTGCCCCAATTTAATGTACCCTTTGGTTTGCAGGTCTTCATACGCTACGTTAAGGTTTAGCGTATCTAGAATATCATAGGCTTTATGATGCAACAGGTACAAATATAAATATTCATCAGGAGTTATCCTAAGATTTACAAGACTTTCTGTATTAATTTCTATTATCATAAAAATTATTTATACAGTCTATCTATTTAAATACCATAGTAATTTCTACTCCTTTGATATTCAAGCTCATAGACTTAAGCTCTCCATCAACTTTCTTTTCTGTAACTTTCTTATCAGTATCTACAACTCTGATAGTTGCAGGAGAAGAAATTGTTTTGATATTATTCTTTTGCAGATAATAGTATCTCTGCGATATACTGTTTTCACTTCTATCAATCTTCTTAGAAGCTATTTTAAATCCTATTGCAGAATTAAAACTAGATTTAACGCAGTTTAGAATAATCTGATCTTCTGCTGCAGTGTAACGACGTAATGTTTTTTGTGTCATTTTGTTTATTGTTTAAAATTAAATCCATTGAACATTGTTTAGATCTTTCACCGCATTAGTTAACCACTTCTCTTCTTGTGAATCTTTTACGTAAAGAATAAAGATTTTACCAACCTTGTCTTCACTCAATCGAAGTAATCTACCAATACGTTGAATCATAGGTAAGGCTTTACTATCTAGCCCAGCAATAATACCTATTTCAGAATCAGGAACATCAAATCCCTGGTTCAAAGCTTTAGTAGAACAAAGTATTCTATTAGCATTGCTTTTGAATTCTTTTAAGATAGCTTCTCTTTTCTTTTTGGTTTTCCCACTATGATAAGCTAATCCTCCTAAAGCTTCAGCCATATCATTTGTAAAAGAGTTTGTTCCTGAGAAAATCAAAGTCTTACCTTTATACTTATCTACTAATTTCTTAGCCTCTGCAATTTTACTTTCTGCATGTTGAACAACTTCTTTGCGTTCTCTAATTGCTCTGTAAAATAATACAGCTGCTGCCTTATCTCCATCTATTTTATTAGCCAGTACAGCTTGAGCTGTATTAAATGCGTCGAACTGCCCGAGCCTATATTTAGCATGAACAAAAGACTTGTTTGCTTTATTATAATTAGCTTGCTCTTCATCTGTCA